TGACAAAAATCACGCCAGAAACGCAAAGGCCCGGGCATCCGAGATGGAAAATAAAGGCAAATTGTCAAAATCTGCCGAATCAAAAATTGATGCGAAGGCAAACAAGGTGTTAAAAGCCAGTTCTGGAAGTAAAAAGAAGTAATCGTATAGAATTATTCCAATAAGGAGGGTATAGTTATGAAGAAAGCATTGCCTAAAAAAGAAACGAAGAAAATGGGCAGTAAACGTAAAAAAGAATCTTATTAATCACAGGGAGTGATTGAGATGACTGAAAGGGATTTCAGGGATACGAAAAACCCTGATCGCAACAACAAAATCACGACTGATTATGATAACGATATCATGATGGCAGGTCGCGCCCGTAACAATCAATATAACGATACAAATCCCATGATTGAAAAGGAAGGATTCCTTGGTATAGACGATCTGGACAGGATTCGACGTAAAAATCTTGCCCACAAAACCAGATAATTATTATTTATAAGGAGATAAATAAATGCCTATTACCGCTATTGCCCGGAATTTTGACGGCGATCCGAATATCGTTACCATTGTTACCAGTGATGATCTGGCAACGATTACAACTGCCGACTATGTCACAAGCCAGCAAACAGAAATTGAAGCACTGCAAAATGGTGAATTTCAATGGGCTGATACTGACATCGTACTAATCAGTTACGCGCCTGACTTTCTGGTTAACTTCTTCAAATACGACGCCGCAACAGCTTCATTCGTCGCCAATCCGGCAGCCGGTGGCTTAAGTGATACTCTGGCCAGTGGACGTATATTCGTAGGCAGTGCGGGCAACGTAGCGACAGGCGTGGCAATGTCAGGTGACACAACCATATCCAATACAGGAGCCGTTGCAATTGGTGCAAACAAAGTATTGAGTTCAATGGTTTCTCCATTGCTGCTTAAGTATATCGCTGTCCCCATTACCGCTGCTGAATTCAATGGCATGTATGATGCGCCCAAATTGCTGATTGCTGCCGGTGGTGCGGACACACTTATAGTGGTCGAACAAATGGTATTGGCCATGACTTTCGTATCAGCCCAATATGCGGCAGGTGGCGTAGTTGCCGCTCAATATGACTCCACTGTACATGGTGCAGGCGTGCTGATTACAGCAGCAGAAGCCGCGGCCGATTTCACAGGAGCAGCAGCAAGTACTACCTTCCGCTCCCTGACAAGCACTGCCGTAGCTCCCTTTGCTACTTCTGTTAATAAGGGCGTTTATCTCAGCAACCAGACAGCAGCCTTTACTACCGGTGATAGTACCTTCGTGGCTCATCTCTGGTATCGCACAGTACCAACAGTGTAACAATATACCTAATTGCGCTATTTAATTATGGCGCAATTAATTTAAGGTGGGCGTATATGATCACTTTAAAAGACTGGATCAAAAAGTGTGAAGGCTATAATTCTCATCCCTATCTTGATACGGCTGCAAAGCTCACTATTGGATGGGGACGCAATCTTGATATCACTGGCATAAGCCTTGATGAAGCTGAATTAATGCTGGATAACGATATTTCAACAGCCATTAAGGACCTGAACCCCTTGTCCTGGTATTCCATTCAACCACCAAATACCAAAGAAGCGCTAGTCAATATGTGTTTCAATCTGGGCATTGCACGCCTCTTGCAATTCAAGGATTTAATCACAGCCCTTGAACAAAGAAACTATGCGGCAGCCGCCCGTGAAGTACTTGACAGCAAATGGTCCGAACAGGTGGGACAACGCGCAAAAGACGTGGCCCTCATGATTCGCGAATCAAAATCATGAATCCAGAACAAATAGACCACATTAATCTGGTCAACTGGTTTCACCACGAATACCCCGAACTAGCCGATGACTTTCACCATTTTGCCAATGAACGCCGATGTTCAATCCAGCAAGGTAGACTTTTAAAACGCATGGGCGTCAAAAAAGGGGTGGCCGATTTCTTTCTGGCAATACCAATGACTTATCAGGCAGGACTATGGCTTGAATTAAAAGTTGGAAAGAATAAACTATCCAAAGAACAATCCGCATTTCTGCACCGAAAATCCGAACGCGGCTACAAGGCATTATGTGTTTATGGCTTTGAACAGGCAAAAGATGCAATCCTAAGCTATTTAACTGAATATAATGCAATTAGGCACGTGGATGCACTAAAAACCAGTATAATTTAAATACAATTTGTGGGTCCTATTTTTCTTGCGATACATGGTTAAAAAAATCGTTATAAATCATATGCATTGACTACTAAGTCTGATTATCGCGGTTATCAGACTTAGCGGGATCAGATAATGACTTTTTTCTTTCATCAAAATATTGCCACATATGTTCAAGAGAACAAAAATGTATGACATGGGTTAAGTCGTCATAAAATGGGGTCCAAGCGACTATTGCTTTTGAGTCTTTTGTGATATCAGTGTCGCACAAGGCGCATGTTATTGTTGTTATCTTAGTCATTCGGTCACCATTAAGGGATTCTTCTTTATCAATTGATCAATTATCGATTGGCATTCATTTTCCATAAAATTATATGTTCGATGAATAGTAAAAGGTTCAACACAATCAAAAAATGAATCACTTAATTTTGTTTCACCAAAATATTTTAATACTGTATTTTTAGATCGGCCATCATAGGCGTGTGCAGCATCAAAACCGATCCAAATATCGTCACAGGCAATATCAAGTAATTTTTTGGCGCTATGAGACTGTGAAAAAAAGGTTAACCCGCCATGACAGTCGATATCATCGTAGTCAAATGGTTCAGAGATAGCTACATAACCACACCGCGTACCCATTTCCGTAAATGTGATAAGATATTCAATTCCTTTATAGCTGCCACCACCTTCGATTACAATTCTGGAATTTACTGGTAAAAACTCTTTATCTCCTTTTAATTCCAGTATTTTTGTTATACAAGTCATTCAATCACCTTTAATTCTTCAGATTGTTGGTTTTTAATATCTTCCAATAAGGTTTTAATGTCTTTTGTCATTATGTCAATTTCAAAATCACTTTTACCTGAATGTAAATTTTTGAGATATAGCAAAACCTGGCGATACCCATCTGCCAATCCGATTAATTCTATTATTTGTTTTTCACTGATTATCATTTAAAAACCTTATTTGGTATTCAGGATTTAATCTATCCAGTATGGATTTGGATTGTTCGCATGTTCTTATTGCATGCAAAATAATAGGACTTGTGATTTTCATTTCCTGAAAAACTCTTAATTTCAGGCAAAGATCTTTATATTCCTGATATTTTGTTTCAGTTGGTTTCATCTTCTCCCTTCCTCTTTTTTTTATCTTCATATTGCCATTTTCTGATATCGAACATTAATCCTGATGTTAATGTCGAAGCTCTGGAAGCCAGCAATGCCGCCGGGCCATTATTAGGGCAAATCCTGTAGGCTGCGTATATAAAATCATGTATTTTGACTAATTCTGTGTATATGTCATCCAGATAGTCTTCATTGATGGTCATTTAAAATTATCCTTGCAGTCCTGAAACCCTTTTTTATACATTTCAATAAAGACTTCATCTATTTCCGGATATGAACATAATATTTTTTCAAGATCTTTTCGATTTAGATATTCTTCTATTAAATATCCTGCATGCTGACTTATATGCTTGTCAGTAAGAAGGCTGTAATCAATGGATTCATGCTTGCATTTATCTTTAGAATTTACTCTGAGCCATGCTGCAGATATTTGTGCGGCTTCCTGGAAACCCAGAATATAAGTTTCCATCTGGATGCGATCAATCTCGGATGCTCTTTTCAATTTGAGCTGCTGAAGCATATTGCGAAGTTCAATTAACTTTTGTTCCAGTTCACCAATCATTTAACAGCCCCATCTAACTTTATTGCATTTTGTACATTCTTCTACAGCACATGAGTAACATTGACCTTCAAATTTATGCTCGCAATAGCTATCAATCATCCCGGTAATCTTCATTCGCAACATTGACAAAGCATCGCTACAATTTGTAGTTTTGGATTTGGTGTAATTTATAGACCAAAGCAGATATTCAAGTTCAGGCAGGGTAAAGTCATTCATTCCCAATATGCTCCGCATTTCATGCATTTTTCCGCTGCATAATCTTTGCCAATCTCACCATCATGTTCACAGTAGTTATCAATCAGGGACTGGATTTTATGCACTATTTCGTCAAAATCACCCTTCCAAACCCATGAAAACGGTTTGACGCATCTTTTTATAAACTCAAGCTCTTCTTTGGTGAAGTCATTCATTATGATGCCTCTTGCAATCAGGACACGGCTTAATCATATTGGCAGGCCAATGTTTTTCGCATGACTCCTGATAATTGTCTATCATGTCAGATATTTTCTTTCTCAATACAGAATTACCCAGATAGACAGTTATAAGAGCAAATTCTATGTCCTCAAGTTCAGTTTTGGTGAAGTCATTCATTTATAAACCCTTCCACATTTTTTACATTGAACATTTCCTTTTGAATCTTGTCCAAACCTTGTATCAGGTTCGTGGTCACACTCGTTCAGTTTAATCAATGCCAGCTTAACCAGATCAATAGCGGTGATAATTTGTGAGATAGCTTCATACAAATGATTTATCGCAATATCTTTATTTTTCATCGGTAAAACTTCCCGCATGACACGCATTTAAAGGTCGGTGCACCTCCCCATTCGATCGCGCCGTATTGTTTGCCGTCGCTTTCATGCTGGCAAACATCATCCTCTAGCTTATGATGCTTTCTGATGGATTCGGAACATAATGACGACATCGACATATCATCAGAACGTGTCGATATTTCCTCATTTTTTAAACATGTCCAGTAACTGATTTGGGCTTCGATAAGGGATTCACGCGTCGGAAATATTTTTGATTCGATTTCATATCCTTTCCATATAGTATCTTTCACCTCAATCAATCCATACTGCCCCTCAATATATGAATCAATCCAAAATTCTTCAGGCCCTTCATTATCGACCCATACTTTTTGACCCACTTGATATTTTGGCTTTGGTTCGTTATCCAGATAGTTATCAAGCCAAAATAATTCATTTTCCAGTTCGTCACGTAATTTCTTGAGTTCCAAATGTTTTATTTCAGTAGCAGAAATCAGTCGTTTATCTCGCCATATTTTCAGTATATGAATATTATCTGCTGGTACTTCACGCTGAAAAACTTCGATTTCAATCATTCTTCATCCTCATGTACTCCTGATTCAATAGCTCCTGTTTTAATTCTATGCTTAATGGCGTCAAATCACCTTCCGACATATGGTAAGCCAGGTTAGTCAAATAAATGTAAGCAGGGAATATTTTTGATGGCAGTCTTGTCTTAACGCCCCTTTCCATGTCCTGAAAGAAATGTATGATCTCTTTTAATTCACGTAAAACGCCCAGGCGCATTTTATTCAGGTCATTCATTAAAATATTTTCTCTTTATCTTCGTGCCACTGCTATCAGGCACAATGGATAGTCTGTAGGGTGAATCTATTGTTTGCAACATTTGTTCCACCATATGCTTATTGCTCAAGTGCATATACCATCGACTGGATTCGGAGCAATGCTTTCTGACAAACTGGCCATAAAATACATTTTTTGCCCGTTCATTTATTGGCGAATAGTTTTCATATATATTGCCGACCCGTCCTGCCGAATCCTGACATTTATAAACACACTGCACCCGGAATCTGTCTTGTGTCCCCGATACCCTGTATTTGGCTTCAAGCACCAGCACATCTATCACGGGCTTTTTAATTACCTCCAGTGACAACTTTTCATTTGGATCGATCAACTCTTGTTCGCAAAGCCTGCATTGCCGGGATGCAATATCATTTTTAACCTTGCATAGTTCGTTTGGGCATTCCTTGAATTCGAAATAATAATCACATCTTTTGTTATTAACAACACCAATGCAGCGCCTTGCATATTCTGTATTCATTTTCTGACATTTGGGACACAGAATGACAAGCGGTTTGTCACGGTCAATCGTTTGTTTGAGCGCCTCCAGCAATATGGGGTTATCCCAATCGCTGTGACGTTCAATGTTTCCTGCAAAATCCATGATCAGGGCGTCTTGCTTTCCGGTGGCTTCTGAAAGTCGCAGGGCACGCCCCATAGTTTGTACAAGTAACACCAGACTTTCGGTGGGCCGTAGATAGGCGATGGTGTCATAAGCAGGTACATCCACGCCAACAGATATAATAGCAATGTTAACAAGATACCGAACATCACCCTGTCTGGCCATTTCGAGTATTTTGGTCCGCTCATCTTGTGGTGTCTCCCCTAAAATGATTGCTGATTCTTCCGGTGGTAAATGACTTAATATTTCGTGGGCATGTTTTTTTGTGGTTGCGAAAAGAAACACGCCAAACCTGTTTTCTATTTCCATGACATGGACTATTTGCTTGCAAATCAATTCTGTCAAACGGGCGCTTTGTTCAATTACCTCCGCCAATTGTTTTTGGTCGAACTGGCCATTTGATTTTACTTTAACACGGGAAAAGTCGATTACCAGATCGGGATCAATTGTAAAAGAAGGGTTGATCAAATACTCATCCCTTATCAATTGTTCAGTCGTTATATTGCCAACCTGAGATTTGAATAGACACCCTTCACCAACTATTGCGCTTCCCTTGTATCTAAAATTTGTGCCAGTTGCGCCAAGCAATCGCATCTCTGGATACTCGTGTTTAAAATGGCGTAAAATCCGCATAAAGCAAGTACGTTGATCAAGATAGTTAATATTATGGGCCTCATCAACCACAATGACGTTGAATTTGACGCGTCCGATATCTTCATTTTTATTTATTCCGTTAAGTATTGATTGGGGCGTCCCGAAAACGACAGGAGCTGATGATATTTTAGAATCCAAAGCCGCACAAAATATAGATGAATGACCGCCCTGAGCATTGAAGGTTTCACTGTTATTTCGCACGAGCTCCGCATTGTTTACCAGACACAATGCTCGCTTGCCATGCTTTTCAAATGTCAGAAGTATATCTGCCAGCATTAATGATTTACCCGCACCAACAGACGCCATAAGCAATACTGGCTCATCACTTTTTTTCAAGGCTTGCCAGCATTCGTTTACAGCTTGTCGTTGATAGAGGCGCAATTGCTTCATTTAAGTTCACTTTTGGCTTTAACGCAGGCTTTCAATGCCTCATCCACTGATTTAAAACATAACTTCCTATGAAAAACGCCATTTACCATAAAACTGTAACCAAATCGTTTTCCGCATCGACTTTTAATAATATTTTTAAATCCTGTTTGAGACTTAATCCGATACTTGTCTTTTATGATTTTTCTCAATTCCTCTGGAGTTAAATTTTCATTAAAATAAAGTTCTCTTATGTATTGAACTGCTTCAATTGCTTTTTCTTCATCAGAAAAGTGACCAATAAATAAACTTTTCCCGCCTAATCCTGTTTTAGCTCTAAACTTGTTTTTGTCTTTAATAAAAGTGATCCCTTTATTACATCCATTGATGCGGGGATTTAATATGCGTGTTTTATATAACTCTTTTTTATCTCGAACCACCATGTTTTCAATATTAGTATTTAATGGATTATCATCGAGCATTTTCAAGTTAGAAGGATAATTTTTATGGTGAAATATCCAGACTAAAAGTGACAGATTTTTATTATATACTTTTCCGTCAATTTTTATCTTGGCCATTATTTTTGCCGCCCTTTCTTTTCCATTCCTATGTTTTTGTGACAAAATAACAATACCTATTTTTCGACCTACCGGCTGACCATAAGAGGATATTTTACGTATTAATTCTCCGTGATCATAAATACAATGATGGTGCAAATAATCATAAATCAAATTAACCTCATCCTGCGTCATTTCAATTCATCCCAACCTGTTTAATTTTATCGAGCCTGTATTTCAAATCATCCAGTACTTTCTGAAACGCATCAACCGTAATGACCATCAATTCCCGACCATCAATATTTATATGACCATGCGACAAATAGTCTTCCATTCTTTTGATGGATTCATTAATCATATTCGATATGCTTAATTCCATAAAGTCATGGATACCGCCCCTTTTTGCCTTGTCAAACAAGGTTATAAACTGCTTTAAAAACTCATGGGCCTTGATTATCTTGTCTTCGTCAAACGGGTTGTCTCTCAAGTCTTTCATCAAAAATCCTTTTAATGTTTAAGTGGCTCTTCTTTTTTTCCCTCAGCCTCCAGTATCAATTCTTTTACCTTTTCTTTCAGCTCACCGGTGATGTGGCTAATTTCTATTTCGATCCCTTTTTGTCTTTCAATAGTCTGGTCATCGGTAAAGAAATTATTGCTTTCGAGATTTACCACATCCCAGCCGGTTTCCTTGCATTTCGGGGTTTGAAGCATCGGATCGTGCATATCATGTCCCATTTGCAACGTACTTAAAACAAGCTTTTGCAGGTAACGACTATAGTGAACAATGGCCTTAAGCCTGCAATATCCCATATACCTTATAAACAAATCCTCGTCTTTATCACCCAACTCATTTCTCACTTTTATAAGCATCTCAATAAAGGAGTTCGCATTTTTGATAAGACCATCGATTTCGCGTTGATCAATTTTTATTTCTGACATTTAATTATCATCCTTATTATTATGACATATTGTTCTATAACTACACATTTTGCATTGAAACCACATAGGGTTATTGTTTATCCGTGGTGGTTCAAAACCTGATTCATAAATCATTTTGGCCTTTAACTTTAATTGCTCATATACATCCGGGTTAAACTCCACCATTTCGTCGTGGAACTCGCTTGTATCTTTATTAAAGACAATAATAAAAGCTTTGGTTATCCCTGACATTCCCATATAGGATTGAACCTGAGCGTAATAGGTTGCTGACCAGCGCTTCAGTCCATGTTTAACCAATTGACGGAAACTTGAATCCTTCGCGGTTTTAACCTCTAACAGGACGTTAACGCCCTTGATTAACATCAAGCCGTCAAAATGTCCCTTAAAATATGGCAAATCCGGATCGCACAATTCAACCTGATAGTCTTCGAACTGAATTCCTGCAAGCTTAAGTAGCTCGATAACAAACTTTTCCAGAAGCTTACCGATATCCCATGTTCGCTGAATTTTGTTTGCGGGAACATCACGTTTTGCTCCTTTGGATTCGTACCAGATTTGTCGCCAGCAATCAGAACCTATGGAACTTGCGCCTATATAATCCCGTGGCTCAGACTCAGGATAAATGATAGATTCAATGGCTTTGGTTAAATATCCTGATTTCATTCTCATCAAAACCATTTGAAACCGTGAGCCATAAATCCTAACAGGGTCATAAAGCCTAAGCCGTATAATCCTAATAGCCAGAAAAAGTTTGCTTTCATTTCGCTTTCCAAATGGTCCAGTTTTCTCTCAATACCATCCATCCTTTTATCCATGCCAAATATGGATTGGCTTATATTTCCCTGCTCTTGCTTCAAGAGCGCTATATCCATTTGCTCTTGTGTGTACATAGCTGCTGACATTATTGTTATTCTCCTGGTTGGATAAAGATTGCTTACGGCAATCACTCGCATGTCTTAAAATGGTATTTCATCGTCCATATCGTCACCAACTTTTTTATTTCTGGCAAATGCATTGTCATGCAGGTCACCAGACACAAGCTGCCCCATAACATGGTGAACCTCTTGTTTCACGCCGGTTACACACTTGAATCCTGCAGGTGCATGAACTTCAGAAACCCAGTTATAGGTTTTGCCTTCCTTACTAACATCGGGCCTTGTTTCCATAATGCGAAGCCCTGCATGTTTGCCAATAAATACCCTTAAATCTTCATCAGTCGGGTCGTTGGCATGCGTGGGCTTAAGATTAAACAATTGATATAGAAGTTTGAACATATTAAGTGCGCGATGGCGCAGTTTGGCAGGATCACCACTCCTGTTATCGCCCCACACTTTTAATTTTTGATTAACCTTTACGCCCTTGAACTCACCATCAGTCAATAGCCAGTCAATACTTAAATACCGGTTTCCCTCATGTTCAGCCACAATAAAGGCCGCAATACGCGCCAATGCGGTCGTATTATCAGGAACAGTAGTAAAGGATTTTGCAAATGCATCCTCTGCACTTCCAGTCACCTCACCTAACTCACTTTGCCAAAAACTCATGTTATTAATCCTTATCATTATAGTAGTTATCTATTGTTTCACGAATAGCCGCCAAATCATTGTCAATGTATAGATCCCCAAACATCCCCAACGGACTTTTGGCAACGCATACCCCATCATTTTGTGTCAAAAACCTGTACTGCATATCAATTATCTGGGTGTGCAATACGATTGACACGCGCTCAGCTATGCCCACATAATCCCCGGTCATCTTGCCAACCGTTTTAGGCTTAATAGTTCCTGTGTGGTCCTTTTCCGTATGACACATAATATAACAGTACAAGTCCTGCCTGAAGTTTTTGCATACTTCCAGTATTTCGAATACGTTAACCCCCATCTCTGTGAATTTATCGAAACCCCGCTCACGGCAGCGTCGCATAAATTCGTTATTCATAAGGAAGCTAAAGTCATCAATAATAATAGTTTTTATATCCGGACGATCATTATTTATAGTCGATAACGCCTTAAGAATAGTCTGATAGTTATCAGATTCCATGTAATTTTTGTTTTCAGAATTGTAAAGTTTTTTGTATCCCCGGAATGGCAATGGCTTTGATAGCACATTTATAATACAGGTTTCTTGCGGTTTCAGATTCCTGAGAGAAGTGGACTTTCCAGTCCCGCTCTCTCCCAGAATCACAATTAAATTGCTCAATTGATTCTCTCCTTGATTGTTACGCTTGCCTTTCCTGGCTTCTTGTCGATAAGCTCTATCAAGGCATATCGTACATCATCAGGCGCAATATGCATCAATTCATCGCACTTGCGCTTGTCAACAGTATAAGAAACAGACTGTTTGACAGGATTGTATTCAGGCGGGATATTAAATTCCCCGGACTCATAAGCACGCTTATTCAGCGAATAAACACAAGGCGTTTTCACTTCTATCTTCCACATATTAAAATCATATGACTTCTGACCCTCATGCTCATGTCCCAACGCGCTGATAATCAAATTGGTTAATTCTTCGCGTCTTACATTATATATAGCCATGCGTTTGTTAATGCGCTCAAGCTCTTTTATGCTCTCTTCAAGCACTTGTTGCCTTTCATTTGTATCTGTATAGTTTTGCATTCTGATACCTCTTCACTTAGTTTTAAGTCTACGTCGGTATTGACGTACAGGTATCTTATGGTATTTGTTGCCATATGGCAAGTGTTATCGTATAATTATTTCAATTATTTTTAAGGCTCAATAAATATGACTCCAGATGATGTTTACAAATATTACAAATCAACCTATAGGTTTAACAAACAGACAGGGATGTCACACAGAAGTCTTATTAACTGGCTTAGATGGGGATTTGTTCCGGAAGCCTCGCAATACAAGATAGAGCGATTGACAAACGGCGAATTGAAAACAGAGTGGAGTATAAAGAGTGAAGCTATTCAGGGATAAATTTTATTATTGTTTGCGCTGTAACAAATTTAATAGTTCTGTTTGCAAGGGTGCATCATGTACCCCTCAGGATTCTGTTTATATTCCGGTTATAAAATTGAGCAGGAGAGAGAAATTTTACATATGGATGCTTGATCATGATTTATTTTATTATTTGCAATTGGCGTCCGGTTGTATCATTAACGCCATTGTAATTCAAAGACTGGATTTAAGCGCCTGGGAACGCATTGTTGAGCCAATTTGTGCAGGATTTTTTCTGGTTGGAATAATAAAAAAATGAGAACCCCATGGAATAATGAAACATCTTTTGAATGGTATCAGCATATAGAGAAGCAATTAAAAAATAATATGGGAATAAGGCAATATTCACGAATACATAATATATGTAAAACAACTTATTCCAACTTTTATTGTCGTGTTATTGGTTGCCAATTAAGCAATCCGGAAAAATATAAAATTATGATAGAAACCATGGAAAAATTCATGGTTAGTGATTTAACCTATGACAGTTTTTGTTACTCATCAAAAATTACAAGAGCTGATTTGCATACTATATTGGCTCATTTTTCCATATGGAAACGCATTGACGAACAAATGATTGTCAATGGCATTGATCCATTGGAATGCCCCTATAATCCATTCAATCATCTCAAAAACCGGGAAATGGGTATGAATTTTATTAAATTAAAAAGTGACCGCGCATCCCAAATGTCAGAAAAAATGTCACGGAACCGCACTAATTTGCAACCAACGGAGCCAACGGATCCAAGAGAGCCAGCAGAGCCAAAGGAGGAATATATCAAGGCAAGGAACGATATTGAGATATCTATCAGTTACGGGATTAAAGTATTTTTACCCTCTGACCTAGAGGGCGAAAAAATACTGAAAGTTATAAATTTTTTGAAGGAATTATAATGTTACTAAGCTATGAAAACAGAAACGTATATATCGCATCGCAACCCGTTGATTTCAGGATGTCTATAGACGGACTATCGCGATTTATTCAACGCCATATGCCCAATCACATTCATGATGGATCTATCTATACCTTTTATAACCAGAAAAAAGATAAAATCAAATGCCTATACTGGGATAGAAACGGTTTTGTCCTGCACTATAAACGCTTTGACAAATGCACCCTGAAAATACAAAAAATGCTTAAAACCATTGAATCCATATCCCCTGAAGAACTGGAAGTGCTTTTTTCCGGAATGGAATCTCATGAAGTCGCAAGACATCCATTTTTAATCGAACACAAAGGATAGATAATGTTTACGAAAACGGAACTTGACCATATTTTGTTTGCGCTTAACGACTGGAATTCCCCTGCCTCGCAATTGTCGTGTTACGTGAAGATAAGAAATAAAATCATGCAAATAATGGACAAAATAATATCAAATGATGAAGATGACAAGGATTTTAAAAACGACTAAGATGACTACAGGCAGCAGTTTGCGCTACTGCCTGTAGCTGGCGAGAGCCGGTGACAGCCCACACTGTGATTCTTGAGGCAACAGCGCGAACTTGCTGCTATTTTACTCAAAGGATTTTTATATTACAAGGATTAAACATGACGATAGACATTCACCAAAAAGCATCATCGTTGCTTGAAAGTCTGGCAAACTCTATTTATGACCGCGAGCAACCACGCAATACAGTACATACGGGCGTTTTTTTGTTTTCTATTACCGAGGTAGAACTTGTGGAGAAATGGCTTAAGGATATATTGGCAGAACTGGAAAGGCCCCACAGGGATGAGCTATGAGGCCTCGATTTATCGCTAACAAGGATTTTAACAACATGGAATTATACCACAAGGAATGATTTTTTTAAAACCATCCCAAAGGAGATATTAACATGGGTTATGTAATAAATATAGAAATTAATGGCTATGAATTTAAATTTGGATACCTTGGGTATCCTTATGGTGGACTAGGGGTTTACATAGACTTTGATAATGAAAAGATAAAACGCGATATTTCTTTAAAATCTGATGATTTACTCGAGGCAATAAAGGAATTATTTCATTGCAGCGCTGAACTTGATGCGCTTTACACCATAACAAATTTTGAAATGCATGAATTACAGGGTAGGGGTTGGGAAGCCCTTACACAATATAATTCTTTTAATACTTTGGAAAGATACAAACAAAAGGCATTAATTGTTTTAAATAGCAAAATAGCTGATGCTGAACAATTGGCAACAGCAAGCACTATTATATCCATATTGGAAGGGAATTATATTTTTCCACCTCCTGTCGAAAAAACGCCTGAACAAAAAGCCAAAATAGCATTTGATAAAAATAAAAACAGATTGAAACTTAAATTAACTGTAAAGCTGGGTTATTTTTGCGATAATTGTGCAACTAACAAAGAAAACAGTTTATGCCTTGTACAGAAAACAAAGGATCCATTTAATTATGATTTGGAAAATCTGACTTTGCGTTGCAGAGGTTGTATAAATAAATTGAAACCGAAACAATAGAAGTTTAGGGCATCCCGCCCTTAGCCTATTTGTTAGCGCAAATAGGTACATCCCTTGGTCACACCGACCATTAACGGAGAAATTATATCATGTCTGTTAAACAAATACACATTGAAAAATACGATTTTGCAGAATTTGAAAAAGAAAACAAACCTTATGCAATGATTTTAACGGATGTTATCCAGCGTATCCCTTCACACAGAATGCGAGAAGCATTCCTCTGGATTTTTCTTGAAAGCCTCCCTCCGACCTGGAAGGTGAACAAACAACACATCATGCACCATTTCGGAATTTCTGACAGAACCTATGAGCGGTTTATGTCATATCTTAACACCGTCAAGCTAATTGAATATCGACAAAACCGATGCGAATCAGGAGCATTTGGAACAGGTACGCTGGTAGTCCTGAACGGAACAAACTTCAGTCCTGATGCGGAATGTAACGGTACCGTCAAAATTGGCGATTCGGTTATGAACAAGAAAAAAACAAAAGTTATCCACATTTCTGAAGCTCACCGAGACGCCAAATTTGGCGATTCGGTTAAACCTTCTATAACCCGCGCCAGCAAAGGCCCGCAGACGATTTCACCGAACCGCCAAAAAACCGAACCTCGGTTCCATGACGCACATATAAATACAACAATAAAAAACAATAAAGAAAAGAAGAAAACAAACAAGGAGCCTGTTTCTGTTTTCGCTGACGCTGATTCTGTTAAAACCCATTTAAACCTTGTTATTGCTAACCGGGGTTTGTTTGTTGAAGACGAGATAATTGACGAGATTGTTTTTTACGTTGGTTCAGAACGGGCTTACGATGCGGTAGTGAAGAAAATTAACATTGCTCTTAAGCTAGTCCGGGAAGGCCGATGGAATACGCCTCAAAATTACAAAGGCATATCCAGCCAGTCAATTAGGGAAAAAGACGAAAAGGAACAAATAGCAAAACGGGAGCTTTACAGGCAGGAGGCCAGGGCATATCAGAATATTTCGAAAGTCGTGAGCAGGGGTGGTTCACCACGAAAGCTATCAGAAATGCTTCAACAATACAGGGATGGATTGAATGCGCAGCAAAAAGGAATGCCAGAAGATGCTGTTTCAAATCGGGATCCGGCTCGGCGTATCGCCTAACCTGATTTCCAACAGACTCTTGAGTGCAGACGATAAAAACGATATGTTAAACGGCGTTTTGAAAGTCGATGAACTGGAAGCTCACGTCAGGGTTTGGCGAGACTCAGGATTGCCGGATTACAAAAACGCAACTGGAACGCTCTACAAGCCTTCCAAGGTATAACCCGCCACAATGGTATTAATTTTTGGAGATCGTGGCATAGGCAGCAAATTTACCCCATAGGATGGGATTTTTAAAAAGGATTTGAGATGCAGCAAGGGATTGTGAAGTGGTTTGACGACCAGCGTGGTTTTGGATTTATCAAAGCTGAGGACAAGGAATATTTCGTGCACTACAAGGGCATTTCGGGTACGGGATTCAAGACCCTCAAAGAAGGGGACCAGGTCCGGTTTGAAACCGAAAAATCCCCCAAAGGGTTGACAGCGGTGAACGTTCAGATTCTCTGACGACCATCATTCGTACAGCAAGCGCTCGATTTCATCACGCATATAGATTTCCAAATGCCTGATGTCGGCTATCATTCTTTCGACATCTTTTCCGGACTCGAGAATTAATCTCAGCCCCATATGAAACTTGCCCAGTAAAAAAGTGCCTTTCAGATGCTGCGCACGGTTATATTCTTTCAGTTCCTCATCATCCATTTTCATCCTCTCTTTTGACCACAACACACACACGTGTCATGCGGCCCGGGAGTATACAATTGTTTGTGGAAACTGTATTGCATCATGAACTTATGCCCCTTAATTAAACATTTTACGCGCTTCAACATGTCCTTGTCTCCTATCTGCAGTCTAAGAATTCCGGATCATCCGGCCCGTTCATCAATTGTTGTATGTGTGTAATGGCAGCATAGCGGGCCTCTTGCTCCGTTTCAAACCATTCGGCAGCCTCTATATAGTCGCCGTAATATTCCTTGTGCCACTCCGAAAATATGGTGTATACCCATCCTTCCGGTTGCTTTTTTACCTCAAAATCGTTGCTGTCATAATTTTCTTTCATCCCAATTTTTCCTTGTTGTTAATCCGTTCATATGTTCTGAGATACCGCTTGCAAAAGTCTGCCAAACCCTCTGCCGCGCATTTATTCAAACCTGTTTCCTCGAACACTTCGCCCTCTTCGTTCTCAATTTCAAGATTCAATCCTGTTGTACTGTTTTCCGATAGCCATACGTCATGGTCACATCCTGCCAAATCGTAAAGCGTTATTTCCTGTAATGACTTTTTCATTTTGAAAATCCTTTTTCATACGACTTCAATGTCTTTTGTATTTCTATCACAATTTGCCTGCTGAATGGCAGCCCGTTAATTCGGCAATAGTCCTCAATCAGCAACGCCTCATGTTCCAGCTTTCTTATGCTTATCAGCATTTGTATCAGTTTAGAATTTTCTATTTCGTTCATGACTCATCCTCATGTTGTTTAAATATTATTTAAGCCAGTTTTTGTCTATAAAAACGCTGATAAGAGCAGTTTCAAAAGAATCTTTTTCTTCCTGACACATATCATTAACCCGTTTTATTGATGTTTTTATCCAGTTCAATGTTTTGCAATACATTTGATTTGCATCAAAATTGTCAGCGCCTTTGATTGCTTCTTTTACTTTTGGAAACAAATTGATCGCATGGTCATTAAAACTTTGTTGTATGCTCATTTTCTCATCCTCGCTAGTTAGTTGATGAAAGTATTATGGCATGACTTATCATATATGGCAAGTATTACCATAAAATAATTATCAACTTATTTTGCTGGTAACAAATACTGTGTTATTGTTTAACCAATTAGATTAAACAGGGAGTGTTTAAAATGGCTGATATGCAAGGTGGTGTAAAGGACTACACGGAAGAAAAGGAATACACGCATTACAACGGTGTGCCTTCTATGTATGGTCGTTTGGTTGACGAACAATGTCGTGAGCAGTCCAAATATTGCTGGCCAGGTGAAGCTGGTGGTGGCATGAAAGGTGAGAAAAGAAATGAGCAAACTGGTCCATAAAGTCAGACACTAAAAGGATTTGCGATGGGTACGCCCAATAAATACCGTCCTGAAATGTGCAAAATTGCAACAGAGGTTCTTGCCAATGGTGAGAGCCTCGCAGCAGTTTGTGCTGAACTGGAAGTAACCAGATCCACTCTATACGAATGGCGCGATAACCATCCTGAATTTGCTGAGGCTTTGTCTATCGGATTATTGAAAGCTCAAAGAGACTGGGAAAAAATCGGCAAAGACGGTGTCATGGGTGAAATAGAGAAATTTGGTGGAACTGCATGGATCTTCACCATGAAAAACCGCTTTCGTGATGACTATGCAGAGGACAAAGACAAGAACGCAGGAGCTGCAAGTATTGTCGAGCAAATTATTAACAAGCTCGTAGAATAGTAGTTAAATAGTACGTAACAAGGATGTTATGACTGACGAAAAACTGATACGCGTTATCAATTCCCTTCCCCTATTCGCCAAAAACTTTCTCAAAATACGTACAAAATCAGGTCGAATCGAACCTTTCATTCTCAATAGGGCTCAAATCTATCTGCACGAACGCCTTGAAGACCAAAAGAAAGCAACCGGAAAGGTTCGCGCATTAATCCTAAAAGGCCGTCAACAGGGATGTTCCACGTACGTACAAGCCCGTGACTTTCATATTGTTGGCACGACGAAGGGCAAGAAAGCATTCATCTTGACCCATGAAGCAGAAGCCACGAAAAACCTGTTTGACATGACCAAGCGATACAATGACGACTTACCGCCCGGATTGCTGCCAAAGCCCGATACATCAAGCGCCAAAGAGCTCAATTTCAGAAGTCTCAACTCTGGCTATGCCGTTGGAACTGCCGGTAACAAATCAGTGGGTCGCTCACAAACTATCCAGATATTCCATGGCTCGGAGGTGGGTTACTGGCCTAACGCTGAAGAGCATGCCAAAGGGATATTGCAGGCAGTCCCGAATGAAGCGGGTACTGAAATCATACTGGAATCCACGGCCAACGGTATCGGTAACTATTTTTACAATATGTGGATGGCGGCAATTACCGGCAAGTCAGAGTTTCAGGCAATTTTTATCCCATGGTACTGGCAGGATGAATACGCGCTACCCATTGACGAAGGCAAACCCTTTTCATTAAGTGAAGAAGAGCAGGAATATCTGGCTGAACATGAAGCCGATGGACTTACAAAAGAAAATCTTGAATGGCGCAGGCGCAAACTCATGGAGTTCAGCAACGACCATGAAAGTGCGCGTGAGTTATTTAACGTCGAATATCCCTTTACCGCGCTGGATGCTTTCCGAAACCCGGTACAGGACCGCTTCATCAAGGCCACACCTGTTAACCGGGCACGCAAAATTATCGTTGAAAGCAAATCACCTCTGGTTATTGGCGTTGACCCGGCTATCACAGACCATGACAGGACGGCCATTATAAGGCGCAAGGGACGACTGTCTTATAACCTTGAAACCCATTATAATCTGAACACAATGGAAATTGTTGGTGCTATAAGACGCATCATTGACCGCGAGCACCCGGCAAAAGTTTGTATAGATTGTATTGGCATAGGGGCCGGGATTGTTGATAGACTACTCGAAATAGGTTATGAATGCGTAGAAGGTGTAAATGTTGCGCGTACTGCAAATAATCGTGACAAGTTTAGAAACCTGCGTGCGGAATTGTGGCATGATATGAAAGAATGGCTATCACAGGAAATGCCGGTGCAGATTCCTGATAGCGACGAATTAATGGGGGATTTGACATCTCTTGGATACAAGTTTGACAGTAGTGGACGCTTGCTTATCGAGTCAAAGGATGACTTGAGGAAGCGGGGCATGAAGTCTCCTGATACCGCTGATGCGTTGGCATTAACGTTTTATGTTGGTGATTACCTGTCAGGCGGCGGATATACGCCGAACTATATGCCTGAAGAGGCAGCAGGAATGTTTACCTAGGGATTGGTTTACAAAAAGGACTTGATATGGCCAGGAAGGCTCAGAAGATAGCACGGGAAGCGCGTGTCGCTTGTGAAAAGTGGCGCCAGTATTTCAAATACAATATCGATCAATATCACCGAATGCACACCTTCGTCATGGGCCGTCAATGGACGGAAGACGAAGAAGACATGCTCAAAACCTACAAGAAAGTACCGCTTCAGTTCAACAAGCTTGCAACCCTGATAAACAGTTTATTGGGTGAACAACAGCAAAACACCCCGCAACTGGAAGTGGTTCCCCTGTCAAACTGTGATGAAGAAACGGCAAGCCTTCGCGCAATGCTGGTTAAAGATATCATGCTGAGTACGGATGCAAAGACCGTCTATCAGGTGGCAGCAGGTCAGGCTTTTATTGGTGGCTTTGGCGCATTCCTTGTCGATACAGATTACGCAAACAGCATGTCATTTGAACAGGACATTATCTATCGTCACTTTAAGGATTCCACGCGTTGTTACTGGGATGTCGGCGCTGAACACGTTAACAAGATAGACGGAATGCGTGGCGGGCATATCATGCGTATGACCCGCAATAAATTCAGAAGCATTTACGGTAAGGATGTTGAAGAGAAAATAGGCAAGGAATCATCAATTACCGCGACTCAGGAAGAAATAGCGCTGGCCGTTCAGCCTGATTCCAATGATACCCCGTTTAACTGGGCTGATGATGAAGGCATTACAATCAATCATTTTTACAAGCGCCGGTTTACCAATGACGTTTTATACAAATTGTCCAATGGTAGAACGATAGACCAAAAGGAAATGGACGAACTGACGGAAAGGTCCCGTGAGATAAGCGCCCAGATGATGCAAGAGCAAGCCATGATGGGTGAATATTCCGGTATGGAAGGCATGCCGGAACAAGAGCCCGGGCAGGAAATGGCTGAATCGCCTGATAACATGGATATCGTAACGCTTTATGACGACGGTCAGCCGGTCAGGATTGAAGATAGCCGGAAGATTAAACGCTCACGCATTATCCATTACGAGATAGCGGGTGATTATATTCTGGATGAAACAGAGTGCGCTGCTGATGACATTCCAGTGGTGTTTATGGATCAAAACTCGTTTTACGACAAGAATGGCAAACAGATTTGCAGGCCATTTATCATTGACGCCATTGACGCACAGCGTTATATCAATTATCTCGGCACACAATCCGCCTTTATCCTCAAGATATCCAGATACGATCAATATCTTGTCAGCAAAAAGAATGTCCAGTCACTGGATACCCAGCGAACATGGAAAGACCCTTATACCGTTCAGGGCGCATTGACTTACGATGAATCACCATCAGGGGCAAAGCCTGAGCAGCTTAGGCCGCCTGAGTTATCAATGAGCTTGTCACAGCAGTATGAACGTGCCATTCAGGATTTGTATACGTCAACGGGGTTGTACCCGACGCAATTGGGACAACAGGGCAATGAAGTTTCAGGAGCTGCTATTGATGCGCGCACCAGACAAGGATCTTATTCTACTTACGTCGCTTTTAATTCTGTCAATCGTGCAATATCTGCCGGCGGAACACTGGCCAATCAAATGATACCGCGCGTCTATGACTCCGAACGCGTCATTAATCTCATGACACCTGACGAAGGACGCAAAAACATAACCCTTAACCAGCAAATGGATGATTATGGCGAACATATCAAAAATGACATACGCAAAGGGACTTTTGAAGTACGCCTGCAGGCAGGCCCGTCTTATGAAGGACAAAAGGCACAGGCTCTTGAGAGCCTTAACATGGTACTGCAAGCGAATCCGCAACTACTTAATCTCTTTGCTGATTTATACGCAGAGAATCTGCCGCTTGTTAATACAATAGAAATAAAGAACCGTCTCAAAACCATCGTGCCCCCCAATATTATTGAAGCTGGCAAGACAGGCAAAATGCCGAGCGAAATGGGACAAAACCAGCCATCTCCTGAAGAGCAACAAGCTCAAATGGCACAACAACAATTGCAAATGGAAGCCCAGTTCAAACAGGCCCAGATTCAAATCAAACAACAAGAGCTGGAGCTTAAAAAACAGCAAATGCAAATAGACCTTGAGATTGAAAAGCAGAAGCTGCAGGCAGAAGAAATGGCTGTTATGGGTGAAATCGAAGAGTCAAAAATGAGATTTATGGCGGAAACAGGTCGCACGGAAAGCGACAAGGCCATAGCGCATGCGAACAATCTTGTGAAGATTTTAACGCATAAGCAGAGTTTATAAACACAAGGAAGTAAGAAATGAGTACACAAACCAGCAATATTGATGATGTTTTATTGGGCGCACATACGCGTTCACAACCGGCAACCCCGGAATATCAGGAGCCAATTCATGATGAACCAGAAGCACAAGAGATTGAAACCAGTGAAGAGCCTGTCTCATATGAAGCGGAAGCCCCTTTGTCAGACCCGGATGATCAAGCACCAGAGACGAAGCAAACTGATTCTGAGATTGACGACTACGGGAATGAAAAAACACGTGATAATGACGTCATACGCGAAAGACTGGCGAGACAAGCTGAAAGTCTTAAGCGTCAACATCAGGCTGAACTTGATGCATTAAGGGCGCAGTTAACGCCTAACCAGCAACAACAGGTAGCAGAGAACTTCCAGTACGACGAGAACTCCAGTCAAAGCTGGGACCAGCAATTGCGCCAATTCGTGGAACAAACAGTACGCGGCATGACGGAGCGCCAACAGCAGGAAGCAGCGCGTGCGCGTGATATGCAAGCCATTCGAGAGTTTGAAACCAAATTCACTGATGACATGTCACGCTTTTCTGACTTCGAGCAGGTTATATCAAGTGTGTCAGCACCCATAACTGACCCCATGGTTCATGCAACCCGCGGCATGAAAAATCCCGCAGCATTCCTGTATGCCGCAGCCAAACGCGCACCGCAAGAGCTTCAGCGCATCTCAAATATTCAAGACCCTTATGTACAAATATCTGAAATGGGACGCCTTGAAGCCACACTCAGGCAAACCAAACCCGGAACCAAAGCGCCACGCCCCTTAGGCAAAACGCAAGAGGATTCGGCTATCAATGTGCCTGACAAGGCCCGTCAACCATCCATTGAAGAGCTGATATTGCAGTCTGATAAAAGGAAACTGGCGCTTGTCAAGCAAAGGCGCGGACGTTAAAAGGCATATTTGACATTATTGAAACAAAAAGACTAAAATCAGGGTGATGCGTAAGGGAACCCATCACCCAAACTGTACAAAGTGACGTGTAATTGTCTCCGTCAGACGAAGAGAGTAGGCGCTCAATTTTTGAGCTTTTATTTAATTTGTTCACGGAGCGAACAATGTCAAATCTTTTTCAAACAACCCAGTATGTACTGGATGACGTATTTATCAGATTCTGGAATTCCCTTGCATTCGCAAGAACTGCCAACCGTAATCTCGAAGCTGACTTCAAAAACCTGAAATTCGCCACTGGCCAAACCATCGATTACCGTTTGGAAGAACGCTATCTGGCAGGTGAAGGCGCAAGCGCTACATCTGAAGCACGCGTACAGGTTATTCGTCCTTTATCGATTACCAAGCAATTCCGTACCATGATTGAATATACAGGCTTCAACCTGACATTCGACAGGGCGCGCGACGAACCTTACCTTGAAATGGCGAACCAGCCACGAGCCAAACGACTGGCTAACATGGTTGAAAGCTTTATTGCTTCCGAATTCCAGAAGAAAACCTATTTTGCGGTTGGTACGCCTGGTGTTCCCGTCGACTTCAATACCATTTTGTCAGCCGATACCCTGATGACAGAACTGGCTATTCCTGAAGATGGCAAGCGATATGGTGGTGTAACTCCCAAAGTGTCACAAAGCCTGTCCAACGACTTGTATAATACTTTCAATCTGACCGTTAATACCGGCGCTTTGATTGATGGCTTTATTGGTCATTTGTCCGGCTTTGATTTCTTCAAAACCAACTTCCTGACACGACAAGTCGCGGGTGCGGGCGAAGCTGGTGGCTCACCTCCTGCAGGCTTCCTGTTGGCAGGTACTGTGACTAACGGTCCAATCAACGGTGGTAACACAATCTCTGTAACAGGTTTGGGGCAAGCTCCTGGTACAGTTGTATTTAACGAAGGTGACATCATTGAGGTTGATGATGCGTCTGGCGTATTTCTGGTTAACCCATTGACCTATGATGCGCTGGATCAAAGAGCCCAGTTCGTTGTAACCGCTCAGGTTATTTCTGCAAACGGTTCAACTGCTGACATTCCCGTTAATCCTACCATCGTAATCAGTGGTGCTCGCCAAAACATTTCTGCCGCTATCCCCAATGGCGCTCAAATGTTACTGCGTGCAAGTCATAACGTGTCTCTTGCCTACCATACACAAGCTGTTGTGTTTGCAGCCCCTCCGCTCAAAGAACTGAAAGGTGGTGTTGAGGCAGTTACCCGTTATTCAGACCTGTACAAACTGGCCATGACCTACTCACTGGGTGCTGATATTCGTAACTACGAACAACTGGACAGAATCGACGTCATATGCGGTGTCGCTATCAATCCAGAGTTTGCAGTACGTATCTGCTCTTAATCCAAATAGGGGTGCGAAAGCGCCCCGATTATCAGGGAGGTGATAAATGGCAGGAATGGTCGAATACATGGGGCGAATGGTACCCATAGCCGGATTCAGGGCATTTGTATATGGCATGGACGGCAAGAAAAAGCTTGTAGATTCGTGGAAGGAATTTGAAGCGCATGTTTCAACGGGCCTCTGGTTCCCAACCAAAGAAGAATCAAAACCAAAAGAAGAAGCTATCCCCTCATATGACAAGAGGTTGAAAAAAGGACGTGATTAATGGCTACTGTCAGGGATTTTGCTTTCCAGTGTTACCGGCTTATCAATGCGTCAAACCCGACGGTGCCATTGCATGGGGACGATGAAAAGCTGTTGATTCAGGTTTTAAACCAGCAGTTGCAATACTATGCATCAACCGGATTAATGCTGACGATTGCCAAAACCGTGACAGTTCCTATCAATCTTGGTATGAAGGATATCGTTTTCACTGACAGAAACTTTGAAACCGTTACCACACAAACGGAAGTTGTGCTGCTCACAAATGGATCTCCGCAATTTACCGTGGAAAACGGTGGCCTGTACAATGTGGGCGATACGGTAACAGGCACGGGCATTCCGGCATTTACTATTATTGATAACATATTTGGTAATGTCATAACGCTTAATAACAATGCAGTCCTGCCGACGTCTACAGCTCTTGAAAACCTCACGTTCACGCACGACAACACCGACCCTCAACTGGTATATATCAAAGAGGGCAGGCTAGCTAATCTCAATAGCTCATGGCTTGAGCTTAATGGGGTTACCTACCCACTGATTGACGAATCCCGCGACGAATTTCTGGCAAGCTGGAAATATGAGCCATTGCAGGGATTGCCACGTTTTATCATTGTATTCCCGGATACAGAAATGGTGCGCGCCCAGCTTTATCCGGCGCCCAGCCAGTTCTTTACCTTTTTTGCCCGCGGCAAGTTTCAGTTAAACGAGCTTACATCCAACGACAGCATGGATTCGTTGCCTTTATACTATCAGCGCTATTTGCTCTTTGCCTGCGCGCGTGATGTTGCCATGTACAAGGGGCGTGCTGATGCATGGACCGACAAGCTTGAAACCATGTATCGCGAGGCGCTTGATATTATGGTGGCCAGTAGCGAGGTTAATCTTGCCATAACAGGCGATAGGGAAGACTTGCTAAATGGCGCCTGGCGCGTCAGGGCGGGGATCTGATGGCTATCGAGGAACTGCCGATATTCTGTTATTACAATAAACAGCGGTTTTTGCAATTCGGTGCCATGGACTGTGCGAACTGGTATGGCGTGTCAGTCGAAGATACCAAAAAGCAGCAAGCGCTATATCCTGCCATGGGACGCAAACACATAACATTTCAGGGCGTTAACAGACTCATATTCACGCAGGAACCGCGTCAGGTATTCAAAACACTTAATTATATTTATGTCATTGATGGCACACGCGTTATCCAGTATGACCGGTTCTATCAGGCTAAAACCCTGGGCAATATCTCATTAACAGGTGAAGTCTGGTTTGACTTTTTACCTGTAGGCAATGTGATATATGCGCTTCTTACCGATGAAACAAACGTTTATGTCATAACCGAGAATGGTAGCTCAGTTACCATGGGCGTGGTCACCGATACCAACAAGCCGGCCAATCCAATCTATGTGGCGGCTTTTGGTAACCGTTTTGTAGTAAGCAGTCGTGATACGCCGGATTTCAAGTTAACGCAAATTAATCTGGGTGGTCCGCCTCCTGTTGATTTAAGCAAGGTATTTACCATTCCTGATGGAGCCTCAGGCTTCCCGTTATTTGCCCGGGCCAGTGGTATTATTCGCCAGATGGCGGTATTGCATACCCAGCTTTATATATTTAACGATTATACGACTGATATCTGGAGCAATGTTGCAACCCAGATTACGGTTGCGGGCGTTACGCGTGAATTTCCATGGAAGCTTAACACGTCATATAACTGGGATTACGGGATAAATGATCCATACAGTCTTGCGGTTGACTTTGGTCGTATGTGTTGGCTGGCGCAGAATACCGACGGGCTTGTGGCTTTCATGGTATCAACCGGTCAGCAACCAGAGGATTTTTCGACACAAGCCATTAACGTATTGCTTGAGAATTCCACTGACGGGGAAGATTTAAGCCCCTTCCTTGCTGAAAACTCGCAAGCCTTCCTGTATCAGTACGAAAACACCATATTCTATCGGGTTTCCGCAGGTCCATTCATCCAAAACGATACGCTGGATGACACCACGCATGCCAATTCGCTTGAATATAACTTTGAAACCAAAACATGGGCGCGTGTCATTGAATTGAATGGCGAACGTAACCGGATTCAGAAGCACGTGTATTTTAACCAGAAACATTTGGTGACGGTTGAAGATGATGGGGCCATGTATCAGATGGCGGGTAATATTTATTACAATGAATTATTAAATCCTGTGCAAATGGATCACCAGGCAGCTAATGCGTTTCTCAAATACCCAATGCGCTATGAGCTGACAACAAAACAGATATTTTTGCCTGATTATGCCGAATTTATTGATGACTATGTGGAAATTGATTTCGTGTTTGGTGACCAGACCTTTTATCGCACCAACGCCCCGTTTCTGAATACTGTGTATCTGGAAACAGAAGATTCAACACCAGAGAACCCGATTTATATTGTGACTGAGGATTCAACCCCGGAAAACCCGATATTTGTTATTGCTGAAGACGGCAATACGCCGACGTTTGACGACAATCACTATTACGCATTATTCAAGCCTCATATAGAACTTTACTATTCGGATGATGGCGGGGTTACTTTTACGACAGCAGACTTAAGGGAATTTTCACCCCTTGGCCAGTACCGCTGGCGTATGCGATGGTATGAGTTATCCATTAGCCGCAATCGGTGCTATCGGCTTGTATGTGTCAGTAGTGCGCCTATTGTGATTCTGGGTGCTGTCAGAAATACGAGACGCGCCAGCGGAGGTGCCAATTGACACTATTCTTTGACCGTGTGGACGTAGCTCCAATCCAGTACAGCAATTTTGACATGGAGTTTACCCAATGGCTTGGCGTGCTGGTTGAAACATTAAATGAAGACATTATCAGTATACAAAATGCATTTAATTTGTTGCAGGCACAGTCTTATACGTCAACAGAAATAACCAACATGGCGGCATCTTTGCCAGATGGTGTAATATTATATGATTCAACATTAAATTTGTACGTAGGGAAAATATCAGGGTCACTGGTCAAGTTTACGACCACACCTTATCCATAAGGAGTATGGAGTATGAGTTGGTTCTCAAGTTTTATGCATCCTGAAAGGGGTTATGACAAGGCACAAAAGCAACTGGAGCAATTTTATAACCAGTCTCTGGGCTTTCAGCAACCTTATAATCAGGCAGGACAGGGGCAAATTGGCAACCTGCAATCCTATATAGACAGGCTTATGCATCCTGAGCAATTACAGGATGAATGGTCAAAAAACTATAAAGAATCTGATGCGGCAAAAATGAATGAAGCCATGGCACAGCAGCATGGGCTTAATGCGGCGAGCAGCATGGGACTTATGGGTAGCGAGCCTGCGTTAAATGCTATTCAGTCGGGAACGGCTGGCATTGTTGCTGAAGACCGCCAGAAATATCTGGATGATTTGATGCAAAAGTATATGCAGGGTGCCGGAATTTCTCAGGGCATGTTTAATACGGGTGCGGGTGCTGCTGGTCAAATGGGTAATAATGCGATGACTATGGGTCAAAACAGTGCGATGAATGCGTTTGGCAAGCAAAATGCTGGTGGGGATATGTTTGGCAAGCTGCTGGGAACTGGTGCCGGGTTGATTGGTAGTTGGTTTGGTGGCGGTACTGGAAATAATACCTGGCATACAGGAGGTAGATGATGGCTTATAACATTCCTTTGCCCGGATTGCCGGGGGATTCTTTGCTTAAGGGATTGATGACGGGGTCAAGGCTATATAGTGCTGCTATGGAGCCGCGTTTGAAGCGTGAGCAATTGGCGCAGTTGCATCAGCATCATTTGGATCAATTGGAATTGCAAAAGGCGGCTGCTGGAAGGGCAGCGGCAAGCGAAGGACGTGCATCGCAGTTGTTTCCTTTGCAATTACAACAATTACAGCAAACTGTTGAACAGAACGATCCGGCATACTTGCAAAAAATAATTGATGGCTATTATGGTGACTCAGGACAAGTATCTTCTGGTGCAGGCCAATCGCAAGAACCTACCCAGTCCGATCAAATTCCATCCTATATGCCCAGCATTGGCGGATTTGCGGAAGATTACAATACATCCGGAATGTTTCCCGTTCCGCAAATGAATAAAGAGGCGACTACTGGATTTATGCCAACGGGACCAGCATCCCCCTCAATGCCCACGCAACCCGGTATTGGTGGTCACAACTGGGATGAAATTCGCAAAATTCCTCAAGTACGCGGATGGATTAAAAAGCATTTTGGCTATGACCCTGCTGCTGAAACATCTGAAGAAAAACGTATTCATTCTCTAGCTGACAAGATACAACTAGAGCAAGAAAAAACAAATCAGAAGAAAAAAGCACTCGAGGATAAAGAGAAAGTTGCGGTTGAAAAAGATATCCCAACTATTGAAAACTCTTTACAGGGTGTGAATGAATTATTAAAAATAGCCAGAGATAATCCCGATATTTTTGGCCATTCCTTTATGCCAGAACGCTATGCCAAGACATCCAAAAACAAAAACTTTGGTAAATGGCAGAATCTCATAGCTGACAGAATAGCGGGCCTTGAAGGAAAGTTGTCTTCAAAGGGAAATGTGGTTGCATTAAAAATGGCAGCATCTTTAAAACCAAGTCATGCCGAAAACCAAAATGTAGCTATCGGTAAACTTGAGTCTATGAAGGATGAGTTGCAAAAGCAATTACAGCGTGCACGTGATTTGACTGGGAAAAAACCGCAATACAATGATTCAGATTTGGTTGTGGTTAGGGGCCCTAATGGTGAGCAAACCATGACATATGCCGAGGCCAAACGATTGGGGGCTGAATAATGGCACAATATAAAATTCTGGGTCCTGCTGCCAATGGACCAAGCCTTAATGCAGGTTATCGCATAATAGGGTTGGCGCCTCAAAAAACAGAGCCGCAGGAAATTCCGCAACCAGTTAATCAGGAGGGATTGAGCAGTATTCCCGGAGATATTGCCGATGCCGGAATGAATCTTTTTATGTCAGCTGGTAATAAGGCTATACAATTGCCTGATGAATTAACTGAAGCAGGGCAACAATTAATAGCACATCCCTTGGCAACTCCGCCCAGAGCTGCGCGCGGGATACTGGGTGGATTGCTTGAAGGTGGAAAACAGCTTTATAACCTGCCTCTTAATTTGGGTACCTATCTGGGAGAAAAAGGAATTCCTGTTTTCAAGCAAACAGCCCCTTTAGCTGAAAAGCTTAAAATAGGTGAAACCGGGCTTCAAAAAGCCGTTATGGGCGAAGGAAAGCCGGGCGATGAACTATGGAAAGATATTGGCCTTGCAGGATCCATGCTAGCCGCGCCAGAGGCTGCAGGTTTGCGTGTTCCTGCTGTTACAAGCAAAGGAATAGTAAAGCAACTGTCTAAACAGAAAGCCAAAGAGCTGTCTGTCGCAAAAAAAGATTATTCGTCTTTGTTTACACAAGCAAAGGAAAGCGGCTTGAGTCATGCTCCTGTTCCAAATACTGCCATAAAGAATATGAGCGGGATTATCAAGAATTCCCAATCGAAGTTTCATAATTCATTCAAAAAATACCTTTCTGATCCAACTATTGAAAATGCCCACTGGGCACAAAGTGAGCTTGGCGCGCTTGAAAGGCATTTGGATTCCATATCCAAAAAAACCGGATTGACGCCAAGCCAAATCAAAACCCAAAAAGCTGTGACGGATACCAAAAACGCCATCAAAGAATCGATGTTTTCCAATAATGCGTTTGGTAAAAATCCTGCATTGGGCTTGAAATATCAGCAACTGGCAAACCGATACCGGGAAAATGTTATACCTTATACCAGACTTGAGGAATTATCAGAATCAGAGGCTGGAAGAATGAGGCCTAAAACAGCTGTTAAGGGATTATTGACTGACGACCAATTTATGATTGATCTTGCCAAAAAGAATCCCGGTATATTTTTACATACACCACTAGCCAAACAAATTGGTTTGGGTGCAGCGGGATTGTTGGGTTATGATGAACTTAAACGATTAATGCGCGGCGGTTAATGATAAATATAAATAATCAGCGCTATAAATCCAATGCTTAAAATATGTTCCATAATTACACCAGCCTTAAAGAATGAAGGACAACAGGAACCAAAATAACAGTAAATGTAGCTGCACACGTTGCCATTATGATATCCAGCTTGCGATTTAACTGTTTATATAAATGATCATGGAGCCTTAATTTAACTTCATGCTCAATATATTTCTCAGTTTGTATATCAAAGTTACTCATCTTTACACCAATTTTAAAGCATGAAGAACAACAGGAAGAATAATAGAGGTTATTATCAATCCTACAAGTAACATAAATCTTGAATCAAGCTTATTGTCCAGATTTTGTATGGCATTTTTAAGCTCAATGGCATTTTGTTCTTGTATACGTATCCTGACCTCATGATCCATATACTTTTCATTTGTAAATAATTCTGCGCTCATTTTTAAACCTCAAATCCAGTGAAAACCTTTCGCCATTAAACCAACAACGCTTAATGCTACAGTAGCGCCGGTCCCAAGCAACCACAACAACTGAGCATTAATTTTTCCAGATAACATTTCGAACTTTTGATCTATTTTACTGAATTTCTCATCCATCTTGTCAAATCTTTCGTCAATTTTATCAAATCTTTTCTCAAATCTGAGAAGAGTATTATTAATATTGTTAATAGATTGCTCAAGTAATGCTATTCTTGTTTCATCACTATGGGAAACCTGTAATTTTTCTGCTGTCATTTTTGAACCTTTATGTCAAAGTTGTTAATAAAACGTTAAGATACTACTTACCATAAGTATAGCATGGTAAATGAACAAAAAACAAGCATATATAGGGAGATCGAGAATGCCATTAGTCAAAGGATCCAAAGCTAAAACTCGCGCAGGTTTTTCTGAGAACATACGCCGGGAAGTTGAGGCGGGTAAGCCACAGAAACAGGCTGTAGCGATTGCCTACTCAGAAGCGAGAGAGAAGAAAAAGAAGAAGAAATGATTTAGAATGGATAAGCCGGAAGGGTTGCCACTCTTTAATCCGGCTTTTATTTAATCAATCTCTGTTTCCTTTTCTTGAATTACAAGAAGTACATAAAAATCTCAAATTGCTGAGATCGTCTGAGCCACCATTGGAGATTGATATTATATGATCAATTGATATCTTTTGGTCGGTGTTGCAAATTTCGCATACCTGCTTCTTTATATTTTTTAGTTCTAAAAATAAACTCTTTTTTATTTTTTGAAACTGCTTTCTTCTATCTTTTATTAGCTTCGTCTTTTCTTTTTTAGCACTTATTTTTGTCTGGATATCCCTTAATTTATTATAAAAATATTTCATATCGTCTTTTAATGAATCATTAGCTATAGGGTGGTGATAAATATATGCGCAATTGTTTATTTTTTCTTCAATCTCTGTAAGAGAATAACACCAAGTCATATAATCATCGCATTCGTTACATCTAAAATGATCAAAATCAGACTGGGTATCATAAATTAATTCCATGTCTAATTTTAATTGATCGATAATTTCTTTTGAAAGTTTTGGATACATACTCACCTCTCCCGTGTTCTCATGGATGAACAAGGCCAAATTAGTGAGATTCTAATCATTCGGGAGCTACCCTAGGCCTTGATATTGCATTATAGTCAAATAGCGCCTGTATGAAATTTAGCAAAACGTGCTATTATTGACTTACTAAACAGGATGTTTAAACAGAGGCTAGGGAATGACATATGTACGTGGCATTAATCCGGTATGGCTATTTGCTGATTTAAGAGGTCATCTTTTTGATGACACGTTTTATATGTTCGTACTGGAAAATACCATACCGTATATTCCTGCCACTGTTTATCATGCGTCCACTGGAACCCCATGGACCAATCCCATACGTTTCTTTGCCAATGGCACGTTGCCTGTAGATATATTTTTTGATCCCGGTACTGCTGAAAATCCCATTTTCTATAGACTTGAATTCAGACAGGGGCCTACGCAGGCTGATCCGCTCATTTACCTTATCGAAAACTATTCGCCTGTTGGTTTTGCTGGCAGTTCACCATTAACCAGTGTTGCGTCCTTTACAGATAATCAGGTAGCCAATCCGCAATTTGCCCTTGTAAATTTCCAGTCCCCATTATCGATTACAGCCGCCGGCACGTATGAAATAGCCCCAGGATGGTTTCTTGACTTGACGGGTGCGGGTACTGCAACGCTTGAACAAACGCCTTTGAACAGTTCAGTAACTACGATTAACCCGACCAATGCGCCCTATGCGTTGCATATTGTATTAACAGGATGGGGAGCGGCATCTTTACGTCAGCGGTTTCAGCAAAACGGAATGCTTTGGGCAAGCACGTCTTCTGTGTCAAAATATGTTGCCTCTTCAATAACAGCTAAAATTAATGGTATAGCACAAAACATTAATGCCGACCTTGTCGATTCAATGGGGCAGGTATTGGGACCGGTTCTTAATTCAACAGTTGTCTCCACCAACTGGACAGAATATCCCGATCATCTGCTCATGCCGGTGACAACCAATACCAACGTCCCGCCAGATGCCTATATAGATTACCGATTGCATTTTGAAACACCCGGGAATGCCGATTTGTTTGTTACAAGTTTCCAGTTGGTTTCCAGCAATGTGGCCCTGAACTTTTCATATATGCAGGATTCTATAGACAGGCAAATTGATCATCTGTTTCACTATTATAAGGATCCATTAATATTTAAACAAATTCCCAGTTATTTGGTTGGCTGGGATTTTCCGATGAACCCTACTCAGCCAGGTGTACCCGGTTCCACTAGTCCTGCAAGCACAGTACCTGCAACAGCAATTGGGGCCAATAAATCAAAATATGTTTGGGATCAAACCATAATATTTCAGTCAGCAGATAGTGCAATAGGAGCCGCAAGAGGACCGTCACGAGAATTGCTACTGACCGCAGCAGCAACGACTCAAATGGCCATTATTCAGTATCTGGGTGCCATAGAAGCAAGAAAAATTCTCAATTCACCGTTATGTGTGAATGTTTATGCAAGAGCGTCAACAGATACCGTGGCAACTGTATCTCTCTGGTATACAAAAGATGTTGCTTTGCCAGTACTGACAGCAGGAACAAATAATTCTCTAGTCTTGACTCTGGATGCTAATGGCAAGCCCGCAACATTCAATGGAACATGGCTTGAAGTGCCCAGAGCCAATGGTAACGCGCAAATAACAATAGAAACCAATGTAACATCCGGGTTTAATGATTATCCATTGTCAGGCTGGGATATGGCAGGTGTTGCTGATGTTAATCTTGCAAACTTCTTTGCAATAGTTGTAGGGACGGCCTCTGTAGCATCTACGGGAACAATAGGCTTTGAATCTGTATCATTGCAGGCAGGATCTTTGCCCACACGCCCGGCCCCTTTAACAATCAATGAAACTCTTTTGCAATGCCAATATTATTGTCAAAAATCATTTTTTTATGACATTTCACCACATAATAATGCAGGACTTGATTCTGGGGAAACCTATGGTGTCCAGACAAAAGGTAGTGGCGCCACACCTACAGTAGGTCCACTGGTAAGGTTTGATCAATTCATGAGAACAATACCGACCGTTACGCTCTATAACCCAAGTGGGGGGGCAGCCGGTGAAATATATAATGTATCTACGACACTCTCATGGGTTGGCAGCGGGCCTAATAAAGTTTCTGAAAATGGATTTTCAACGCAAGGCACGACTGACGTCGGATCTATTGTAGGAAATGAAATCTCGGTACACTGGTTTGCGGATGCCCGATTGGGATTAGTATAATTTAAGGATAAATTATGGCCATTTCGTACAATAGTAATTATGATGAAACCGTCCCATTCAGCGACGTCTGCGAACAAATTGGATTGCTTGTTGGCGTTGCCCAGTCTTATACAGTTCCGGGACCTGCAACCGCCAGATATTCCGTGCGGTTTGGATATAACAGCACATCAAATGTTTTTGTACGTCTTAATACAGCAGGAACTGTCCCGCCTGGCGGAACTACAGGAAGCCAGCCTTATAACGAATTCAGACCCGGTTGTGATGGTTCAAAGCGTTATGTATCGGGTGGGGACGTTTTATATTTTATAACACCGGATGCTTCTGCCTATGTTGGTATATCACTAATGCAGGTTGCCGGTTAAAAAATAACTTTATGACAAGGATATGTCATGGTTACTACACGGAAGTTTTCTGAATTTATAGACGGCGGTGATATTGATACCAGTGATATCACGGTAGGTTTGCGCGCGCCCGGAAATACCCAGTTTAACAATCCATGGGTATTTCTGCCGCCCGGAACGACCGCTGAACGTCCGGTACCGGCTGCCGATAACTATTACAAACTACGTGTTAATACTGATTTGTCGGTGTATGAATATTATGACCCGATATCCATGACGTGGGTCGAATTATCTGCAGGCGGCGGGGGAAGTGTTAATCCGGGCTTAATGAATGATATCGCCTTTTATCCTGCCAATGGTACAACGCTGTCTCCAATAAATAGCGCCATTAATGCAGTTCTTGCTTCCAATGGAAGTGGCGTTCCAGCCATGGTGACGACGTTACCTACAGGTTTAACCATTCCGGGCGCAACCATTACAGGATCTACCGCCGCATTATTATCAGGCTCTGTTGTTGCAGCCCCTGTTGCCGGTAACGATTTGGTCAATAAAACCTATGCTGACGGACTATATACCGCTTCTGTACATTCGATTACCGGAACAACCAATCAGGTAATAGTATCCAGTCCGACAGGAGACGTAACTTTAAGTTTGCCACAAGATATTGCAACGGGCAGCTCGCCAACCTTTTCAGCTTTGACATTAACCACAAGTACTGACCACGGAATAATGCTGGGTAATGCAGCAAGCCCGTTGATTTCCATCCCGCCAATTTCATTATCAGGAATTCCGGTTATTTCTCAGGGATTATCAGCCGACCCAACCTACGGTACAGCCGTAGTTGCAGGAGGGGGAACAGGAAATACCACATTTACGGCCTACTCGGTGATATGCGCTGGAACCACGGCAACAGGTGCATTTCAGAATGTTTCAGGATTGGGAACGGCCAATCAGGTACTGGTTTCCAACGGTGCTGGCGCTTTACCCAGTTGGCAATCAGTACCCGGTGTAGTACCTGCGGCTTTAAGCAAAACAGACGATACCAATGTCACCCTGACATTAGGCGGCTCTCCTCTAACAGCGTTGCTGCAAGCTACATCATTAACTTTAGGATGGACGGGTACACTTGCTTTTAACAGGGGCGGCACAGGAGTTAGTTCTGTAACCACAACTCCAACGGCTACAGCTTTTGCCGGTTGGGATGCGAATTCAAACCTTTCAGCAAATAATTTTCTCGCCGGATTTGCCACTACTCCAACAGCCGCAGCCACAACCGTATTAACTGTAGCCAGCAAGGAAATTCAGGAATTTACAGGAGTTACCACACAAACTGTAACGCTTCCTGTGACATCCACTCTGGTTACCGGGCAATCCTTTTACATTATCAATAATTCAAGTGGTGCTGTAACGGTCAATTCATCCGGCGGTAATGCTGTTCAGGTAATGGCTGCAAATACATCCTTGATTGTTACCTGTGTTTTAACAAGTGGTACAACAGCGGCCTCGTGGAATGGTAGTTATATTGTTGATGCCGGTGGCGGCGTATCACCCGGAACTATTAACCAGCTTGCATATTATGCGGCAACCGGGAATGTGGTTAGCGGCTTATCCAATTCTCAGGGCGATTTGTTATATGGAAGTGCAGCCAATACAATCTCATTGCTGGCCAAAGATACGAATGCCACACGTTATTTATCAAATACAGGAACTACAAATAACCCGGCATGGGCGCAAGTTAATCTTGCCAATGGTGTAACAGGTAACTTGCCTGTAACAAACCTGAATTCAGGAACTAGCGCCAGCGCTACTACGTACTGGTCCGGAGCAGGGACATGGACGACTCCAGCGGGTAGCGGATTTACTACGGTTGTTACTCAGGTATTTACCTCAGGTACGGGAACCTACACCCCAACATCGGGCATGAAATATTGTATTGTAGAATGTGTGGGAAGCGGCGGTGCTGGTGGTGGGTCGACAGGGGCTGTAGGCAACTTCGGGGCAGGAGGTGGAGGCGGTGGTGGTGCATATGCCAGAAAAACTTTATCAGCGGCGACTGTTGGCGCATCACAAACCTATACAGTTGGAGCAGGCGGGACACCGGGGGCAGCAGGCGCAACAAACGGTAATAATGGTAATTCCAGCTCACTGGGATCCCTTGTTGTTGCAACAGGTGGAGGCGGTGGAGGTGGCGCAGGTTTTAGCACTACCGCGCAACCAAGTGGCGCAGGTGGCGCAGCCGGCACTGGAACGACCGGTGATTTTATATCCGCAGGTGGAACAGGTACAGGAAGTTTTAACCTTGGTGGCCCCTTTGGTATTGCAGGTAAGGGAGGCAATAGCGTTTTGGGTGGCGCAGCTCTTGCCAAAACCTCTGCTGACGGCGTGGTGGCCGGTAATGCTGGACAAAACTATGGCTCAGGAGGCGGAGGCGGCGTTACATCAAATTCTGGCACAAGTGTAGCAGGCGGCGCAGGTGCAGGCGGAATAGTAATCATTACGGAATTTATTTAAACAACAAGGAAGCAATAAATGTACGATTTGGGAAAATTAGAGGCTCAATTAACTCAATATGTTTTACAGAAATCACAGCATCAGGAAATGTTTCATAAATTATGTGGTGCAATTGAAGCCATACAAGGTTTAATTGCCAGCATTAAAGAGGAATTGGAAGCAAAACAAAAGGAGCAAGAAGATGGCAAAACTGACAACGAAAGCTCGCAACAGCCTCCCGAAGAGTGATTTTGCAGGTCCTGACAGGAGCTACCCAGTTAATGACAAAA